GTTATCATCAAGCTTGCCATCATCAAGGAATGCACTAGCAAGACCCTCAACAACTTTAGCAACTCCGCCAATTCCAGCCATAAAGATGGCTTTAGGAAGATTGACTCCAGCGATAGCGCCAGCTCCAATCACGCCAAGACCAGATGCTCCAAATACAGCTAGTATTCTTAACAAAATATTTTTTGTATTATTCATTATTCTTCATCCTTTTTAATCAGAACTCCAAACATGTGAACAACAAAAGCAGCAACTGTCAGCCACAATCCATAAGTTTGAGTTTTTCCAGATAATGTAATTAAGACAATTACACCTCCGGATAATGTCCACGCCAAAGCGTGAAGTTCGTTTAATATTTTCTTAAACATTATTTTCTCCTTGATCGGGTACTACCCCGATCTGTGTTACCAGAACCACCGCTTCCCGATGGTCCACCAGAACCCCCACCCGATGGCGCAGAACTGCCTCCAGAGGGCATAGGAGCCGTTGTAATAGTTGTTAAAGCCGTTGTTACGGCAATCAGTGCTCTTCTTGCTTTTACATCTATCCCAGAGCCTGTAGGGACATAATCATCAAGACCTTCTCCAAAAATGTCAATTGCCCCTTCAAAAGATTCTTTAATTTCTTCTGGTGCTTCAGTGAGTGTTGCAACGAGAGCAGCCTCTTCTGCTGGAGTGAGGTTCTCGACAGGAATCTCTTGGAAAATCTCTGTAGCCTGATCTGCGTCAATACTCTCCAAAACCTTTGCGCTCGTAGCAAGGTCTGTTGCTTGATCTTCTGTAACACCAAGTTCCAAAACAGCATCAACAGCATTGGATACCTGCTCTTCAGAAACGGAATCTGATTCCAATATTCCGACAACTGCTTCAAATTGTTCATCTGACAACGGCGTATCTAATACAGAGTCAATAACTGATGCAAATTTTTCATCCGAAATTGGTTCATCAAAAATAGAATCAAGAGCAGCAGAAAATTGCTCTTCAGATAATGTTTCAGAAAAGACTGCATCAACAGCAGCATCAAATTGGTCTGCGCTTAATTTTGATGTATCATCAAAGACTGCTTCGACTGCAGCAGAAAAGTTCTCATCAGCCATAGGCCCATCAAACAGTGAATCAATAACAGTTGAGAACTGAGCGTCAGTAATCTCTTGATCAAGAAGCGAATTAACCACAGCGGTTAGCGCTTCTGGTGTTTCGGCATCTGCAACTAAATCATCAACTGCGTTCGCAAGCCCTGCGTTCGACATAGGCCCATCAAAAATATCTGCAACCGCATCATCCACAGTATCCTGAACCTCTTGAGGAACCTCAATTGTTGGTGTTGGATCTTCAGGTATCTCAACAGGTGTTGTATCGACCTCTGGAGTAGAGACAGGAGTTGGGTCTAATTCAGGAATTGAAACAGTGGTGTTTTCTGTCGGAAGTGTCTCGACAGGCGGGGGAACGACTTCTTCAACAGTTGTTGTAGTCGTTTCAGGCTCAGGTGCTATAGTTGTTGTAGATGAAGTTGTTGTTGTGGTTGGCTCCACTGTCGTTGTGGTTGTGGATGTTGTGGTGGTCGTGGTAGAAGTAGTTGTGGTTGATGTAGATGTGGTCGTTGTTGAAGTCGTTGTTGATTCAATTGTTGTAGAAGTGGTTTGAGTAGAACCAGCACCATTAAAACCGAGTTCATATTGTAGGTTCCATCCTCCGTTTGTATGCCAAGCGTTAGGGTTTCCACAGCAGATACCAGCCCTCAGTCTATAACGACCAGCAGGCACCTCCATAGAGATGTATGATTGTAAGCCAATGGAGTCATCAATGCTGTAGAGCAGTGTTCCTTCTTCATTATATAACCACAACATTGGGTCTGAGTTATACCCAGTAATCATATAAGTTTGCGCAATAAATTGCGTTGTTTCGCTGTAATCAAACCAAACATCTGTTGGCTCTGTGATTATTAAGTTTTCTGCTTTAGCGGGAGATGCAAAAAAGGATAACACCAATATTGGTATTAATAACCACGAACCTTTTTTTAATCTTAATTGTCTCACTTAACAATAATACTTGATTATTGATTAAGCGACATACTCCACACCACTAATAGTATAAGTTGCTGTTGACACACTTGAGCTTACATAAATTGAAGCACCGGGGTTTACAACAACTGCTGAATCATAAGAAATTGTTTCTCCACTTAAAACAGAAAAATTGCTTAACACTTTATTGTTTGCACCAGCAGCACCACTTGCTGGAATAAGATGAACATTGCACAAAAGTGTACTAGCACCTGTATTACAAATATTTATATTTTTTACAATAGCATAGCTTCCGGTATTGGAACTTAATGTATAAACATTCGCTGCGCTATCGCTACCGATGTATAGAGTTTTGGGAGTTAAATTAGCCATTAGAACCTCATCCAAGCAATAATGCTTGTATCATTTGTCACAGTGTTCATATCCTGAATTGTGGTTGCATCTAACACATGGTCAACGATCTCACCCGCTGTATGTGCTATTGCACTTGTTGAATCATAACCTCTTGAAGAGACAGTGAAAGTATTTGCCGCTCTTGAGGAGCAAAGAATTTTTTCTTCAGCAGCAGTTCCTCTTCCAATCACAATAACAAAAGGGTTTTCGGAACCAGAAGGAAATGTTGTTCCATCAATAACTGAAATTGATGTTGCTGAGTTTGATACATTTGCTGTTAATTGTGTTTTTAAAACACCACCAGCGAATTCTCTTCTTAACAAAGCAACCCCCTAGTTAGTTGATAGAAATACTTAGGTCGCCTGAGCTAACTCTAAGAATATCTCCTGCGTCAAGTGATTTATTTGCAGTCAAAGGTCCGTAAACAAGTATATTACCACTTGTAAGTGCATCGCAAACTGCAATTGCAACAACAGTACATGAAGGCATGCCATTAAAGTCAATATCTGAATTGTTTGTTGTTGAACCTGAAGAAGCACCATTAAATGTCGCTACTTTTCTTGCATAAGAACCACCAGAAACTTCTGTTCCTGCTGATGAATCCGTAGGGGCAGCGGTATATAGTGCCAAGTAAACCGTTGTTGGTTTTGTATAAGTTGTTGTTCCAAGAAAATGATCAAGAAGTTTTACTTCAAGATAATCGCTTAAGTTTCCAGCCATTAATTAGTCCTCCTTAGAAGCCAAGTACTCTTCAAGTTCAAGTACATCTGGAATTCTAAAATTTTCAAGAGTTAGAAGGAAAGCGGCTTGTTCCTCTGTAACTTCTTGGATACTATCTTCTCTTGTAAAAAGAAGACCATTACCGCTATAAGCAGCACCACTTTCAAAAATAATAACAACACGATTATCGTTTACTGTTGCAGCTTTCTTTTCTACTGGTTTTGCTTCTTTTGGCTTTGCAGCAGCCTTTTTCGCTGGTGCTTTCTTTGCCGGGGCTTTGCTTGCATCATTAACTGATGTCGAAGTAACAATATTTTCACTCATAACAAATATCTTACCATACTTAACTATAAAATGCGAAAGGGAGGGGATATTTCACCCCTCCCGATCACAAATTTTTAATTACTAATTACAGCGAACGAAGCTTGACATTCTTACCGATTACATATGAATCAGCATTTTCAATGTTGCTTGCAACTCTCATGTACTGAGTGTATTCAATCGTGTCTGTCTTTGGCTTGAACTGACGGTACACAGTAATGTCACGGTGGATACCGATAACACGGTTCTGCGGGAATGTAAGTTCAATATGACCATGAGATCCTGCTGCACCTGAGTAGTCACCAGTAACGGTTTCTGGCATCAAAGGAACTTCAATCAACGGAATGCCGAATGGTGAAATACCAGTTGAACCAGGACCACCATTACCACGCATTGTGCCCTGAAGGAACGCTACATCACCGGCTGTTGAGCCTGGAGATGGTGCGCCTGCAGTTGCGCCAGTTGCGGAGTTTGGATTACCCAAGCTATAGATTGTGTCTTGAACATTGCCTGAACCAGAGAAGAATCTCAGTTCATTTCTGCGCTGAAGGTACTTGGTTGGCATATTGCGAAGGATACGGTCATAAGTTGCTCTAGAGACATTATTACCAGCCTCATCAACTACACGACCATTCGTCTTAGCAAGCTTAACGAAGCCATCAAGTGCCTTAAGAAGACCATTGTTTGAGGATGTATTACCATTGATGAACAAATCGTCAAGGTCGTTAGCTGTTTGACGAGCCATAACCTGTGCGATGTGATCTTCAAGAGATGCACCTTCAATGTTGTCTTCCAACGACTCAGTTGACAATGCCCAGTCAAGACGAAGCTTAACGGTTGACAATGAAACCTTGCTGAATGTTACAGCGGCATTTGTACCGCTGTCTGTTGCCTCGGTTGCCTTTGAAAGCAAGCGAGTGCCTACGGAAACCTTATCGATTTCCATTTGTGGTGTACGCATACGAACGACTCTTGCGTTCTGCATAAGTACGGACTGATCGATAACAAAATCAAGGAATCGGTTAGACTGAGCTGGTTTCATCAAACCACCTGAATCATTACCGACAACACTCGTTGTTACTTCGTCAGCCTTTGATAGAATTTCTTCTTGTGATGCCATTTTGTTTTTCCTCCTATTATGACTTATAGCCCAAGGAGTTAATTAAACCTTGTGGCAAATATACATTGTTCCATACTGATGCTGGAGCAGACTTGGTAAGTTCCTCGCCATCTTCATCATCCTCTGGATCAACACTTTTCTTGATAGCACCAGCAGTTGCAAAGGCCTTAACCTGCTCTTCCTGCTCGGTCAGAGCTTGCTCTGTTGCTTCTAATTTTTCTTGAAGTTCAGCAGTGCTGGCTTCAAATCCCTTCGTAATATCATCAATCTTGTTTTGAACCGAAGCTTCAATCTCTTCTTTAATTGAAGTAGCGAAGGTTTCGAGTTTTTGATCAACCACATCACTGAGAGCGTTTTTTAGGACTTCAATATCCATTTCTTCCTCCTGTGTGTTTTCAGTTACTTCAACTTGTGCTGAAGCATTTTCTTGAACATCTGGAACAAGCCAATTGACTAGTCTCTTTAGTAGAGATAGTCTGTTAATTTCTTGTTCATTCATGTTAAAGACCTTATCATAGTTTATATCATTTCGCAATTCGTTATCTTGATTTTCAACTAATTCATTATTATTATCAGTTTTACTGATTGAATCCATCATTTGCTTAAGCACTTCATTAATTGAATCATTGTCTTCGGAGATTTCCTCTGAAGATTCTTTTTTTATTTCATTTGTCATTAAAGACTCCTTTTTCTTTTTCTTTGGATAACCCTGTGTTGGATTTTTAATACCAGCACCCATGTTTCCAGTTGTCACTTCGCCTTCTTTTTCAATACCCTTTTCTTTCGTATTGGCATATCTCTCAAGGAGTCTGCGACCTTTTGCAGCAAGTTCTGCTGCATCTTGTGCGTTTTGTGGCACAGGCTCTCCCCATGCGGCAGCGGATAGCGCAAGTCTTGAGGGTTCTCCATTTGGCTTCTTCATAGGGCCGGATGGATTTGTAAAAAACCGTGTAAGGAATGAACCCTTTCTACGCATTTTTTCTGGAGTATCTGCTGCTCCACGAACTCCGGGCTTAAGATTTGCGCCCTCAGTCTCTTTAAAGTGTCTACGACCTGCGGCAGTTAAACCACCTTTGGGGTCTTTCAGAGGTTGTTTCGCTTTTTCAAAATCAATATCTTCAACAATATCTAGGATGTAGTCAAGATTGCCATCAGTGTCCATCTTGATAATGTCAACGACTGCGAGGGCATTTGCGGGGTTGTCTACAAGGCTAAGTTCGCCAAGCATGTATTGTTTAATAATATTTACAGGTCGACCACGGAACATTTTTTCAGCAGATTCAATTTTTTCAACGATCTTGCCCCCAATAGAGAAGGCTTTGAGCGTTCCATCCAAAATCTTTTCCCAAGTGTCTTGGGCACCTTTTGATATATAAGCATCAACCTTGATTGCATTATATTTAGTTCCATCTTGAGCAGTTATTTCAATTGGCTCAAAATTAATTGCTTTACCGACAGCAATAGGTGCATGCATTTCACGGATGTTTCCACCCCAATTTTTAAATGCTTCTAGAGAGGCACTAAATTCAACAATATCTCCAGATTTGTCAATGTTGTCAGCAGTAGCGATACCACTTACGATTCTCTCTTCTTTCTTGATCATGTCAATGGGGAAGGACAAGTTAAAATTTTCCATAGTCACCTCGTAATCTTATATTATACACTATTGTTTGTATAATTAGCCAAAAGCCATTACTGCTAATGTAACCGAGGCTGTTACTACTTCAATTGTTGTATAGTCCCCATCAATCTCTATGTAGCCACCACCACTGTTGATTGCTGGAACAAGAACTGTTAATGGTCCTCCATTCAGTTTTACAACTGCATTTGTGGTTGCATGCGTATTAAAAATTTTAATAGCAATTGTATGGTTTCCTGTGCTTACAGCACCACTAGCACTAGTTAGTGCTGTGTTTGAAAATACTAAAGTACCGTCACTCATTTTTTTCTCCTTCAAATACCTTAACGGTATCTGTATTATCGCCAGAATCTTGACTCTGACCTCTTTCTTTTTGATCTCCAGTGCCTTGTACACCACTTGGTGTTGCTCCACTGTCAGATCTAGACTTTGGCGGTTCAGATGATGCATTATTAGAATTACCAATAGGCGCTCCACCATTCTCCTGTTTGACTTTTGTAGGGAATGGCAACACATCATCACCCTGTGATCTCTCTGGCAAGCCGATCTTGCTTCTGACCTCATTAGGACTTACAACCTCTGTACGGAGGTATCTGTCATAAATTCTTGATTCCATATCCTCATCAAGCAAGTCAATCTTCTTCAACTTAAACTGAAGAAGGTCTGTGAACTCAGCGAGAAGTCTATTAATCTTCTTTTCAATGATTGCTTGGTCTGGACCGATTACTTGAATCTTGAATGTTTTATCAGCATCTCTTGAAACAGCAAGGTTTGCATTGTCATAAACACCAACTTTTGGTGCGGGAACCCTATTTGCAATAAGAATCTCATCACGGTTTGATTTGCGATACTTATCAAAAGAAGCATCTTGGATTCCTGCTTCCAGTTTTTCAAACTTAATGTCAGCATCTCCACCAATTCCGGCAGGCAATGGAACAATGAGAGTTCCGTGATTACGACCCTTAACTTCTGTTCTAAAGTAGTTTACCAATTCCATTTTGGAACGATTACTTAATTTAGCACCTTTAAGAATAATTGCATAACGAGGGATTGCTTTGTTTTCAAAATAATCTATGTTATATTCTTTTGCAAATTTATCTCCAACAATAGCTGCTGCAGCAGAAACGGCTGCAGGGATACCGTAATAGGTATTGTTTGGTGAATACATTTTGAAATGAATGATTTCATTAGGACTTGGATCATTATTAATAGGGTCTTTCATTTCCAAATCTTGGAAATTCCTAAAGAAGACCGCTTGAATTTTGTTTGCTCTTGATAATTGCACAAAACCATCACGATGTCTTCTAACACGAACCATCGTTGCTGGAATGTGACCAATATAGCCAACTTTCCCAGAGTTATTTCTTCCTATTTCAAGATAGCCATTACCTACTGTAAGACAGTCTTGCCAAACACGAACAAGGGTTTCAATAAGAGTCTCTTCAACATTTAAATCTTCAAAAAGAACCTCTAGTTCTTCTCGCAAATCTTGCAAGTTCTTGCGAGTTCTTTCCAATTTTGCAGGATCATCCTGTGCTTTCTCAATCCTTCTTCTTGACTTGAGAGTTTCTGAGAACTCAAATCCAAGGCCTACTGTGTTCATAACTCTTGCGTTAATAGCTGCACAGTGAATTGCGCTTTGATCATACAACTTTGCAAGGCTATCTAAATCATATGGAGGATTAACAATATCCCAAAGAGAATAACCATTAACAACTTCTGGATCTAAATACTTTGATTTTGTACCGTCTTCGCCTTCATGCCTTTTCTGTATCTTATAAGCTTTCCTCTTCATTTTGGGGGAAAGAGAATCTATCTTAACCATCGAGAATGGATCAATTGTTTCCTCAGTTGAAGAAAATCCAGTATATGAAATATCATCAATTTCATCAGAATAGTCTTGTTCGGCTAATACCATTTTGTTATCCATAATTACTTCCTAAAGTGCTCGTCAAACATATCTTCAAAAGGATCAGCTACCAAGCCAGCAGCAAGGCGCTCTGCTTGGTCATCTCGCTCATCAGAAGAAACTTTTCTTGCACCAGGAACCCAACGGATCACTCCATCCTCAGAGCCTGTCCAGTACTTAGCGGCTTCAGCAACACGAAGTTCAAGTGATTCATCACCAACAAGACCTTCTGCACAAAGAACACCATCTCCATCGGTTAATGGCAGACCATCTGGCATTATCCAGAGACATACACCATAGGTTCTCTCTGGAACCCAAATATTTTTACTTTTGATCATATCTGAAGACATTTGAGACAATTCTACACTACTTTCTTTAATTTATCCACATTGCATTGACAACTTTTGTCAATTATTTAGGAATGTTGTCTTTAATAAGTTTAATTTCGCAAGAATCTGTACTGCAATAGTTTTCACCAATAGCATCTGCTGCCATTCCTGCGTAAACTCCAGAGAAGTCGATTGGGAATAATTTCATTTCCCCATCATTAATGTATTCATCTTCCGTTATTTGGGTGTAAGGCATTTGAGGATATGTGAAATTACCTGAAGGAAGGAAGGACACAGTTTTAAGTTGTCCGTCATACATGTGTAAGACGGTTCCAATGTGCTTCTGTTCTTTTTCCGAATCAAAAGAGATTGTGACTGACACAGAGTTGTCTGACCAGTATCTTTGAGCATGAGCAGCTATTGCCATTTTCTCAAATATAGTGACATCCTTTTCCGCTCTTCTTGCTGAAGACTTGATTGGGAAAAATACAACAGATGTTGTATCTGGAGACTCAGATGCTGGTTCAACACGATAATTAGCCATGCGGAATAGAGGGAGCATTGGATCGTCATTAGCAAAACGAATTGCACGATTAAAGAACTTACCACCTGGTGTCCAATGAACTCCCGGAGATTCTCCGGCCAAGATTGAAACAGTACCCGAAGGCTTAACAGTTGTCATCTTGATTGATTCACGAATGCCAAACCATTCTGAGTAGATGTTGTCGTATCTTTTAATTGTTTCGTATCCACTATTCATCCATTGACGCAATATTGGCATTCCATTAATGTCAGCAAAGTTAGCAATACCAGACATTGACGCACCAATACGGCGATTTCTTTGCATGATTGCATTTGTCTTTTCCCAATGAGTCGGAAGAAGCGTTACAGTTTTTGCATAAAGATAAGCAAACTTCAAAGTTCGCTTGTAATCCTCAAGAGAGTCGTGACGATTGAGGTAGGTTTCAACAAGAGTACAACACTCATACGATTCAAGCGATTGCTCTGCACATGGGTTATAACCAGCAACACGCCAGTCTTTATTGTTTGGAGGATCAGCCAAGCGACCATATTGCTGAGACATGTCCATCCAGATAACTCCGGGTTCACCATTCAAAGCGATGCTGTCAATAATATTTGAGATATCAGCACCAACTTTTGTCTCGATAGAGTTATTACTCATCCAGCCATGTCCGGGGTCGCTAGGGTCGTATGAATTTCTTTCGGGGAACACTTCGGGATTTTTTAAATTCAAAAAATCTTCTGTATTGCGACCAATGAATAGTTCTGCTGAACGGCGAACATTGCCGGAGACAACGCATACACCAATTAGATTGCCAATATCCGCAATGTCAACTGTTGTTAACTTTTGTCCTCCACGACCTTCAAACATCTTCTTAATCTTTTTATGGAGTTTCATCAAAGGCTCTGGACCTGATGCTGTTCCTCCAAATGTTGCAATTGGTGAACCATACGGTCTTATAAGTGAGTAATCAAATTCGATTGTTGGCTGATCTGGCTTGAGATATGAATTAATCAAATCACCAGTTGCTCTAGCCCAGCTTTCTCTGTCATCAGCAATAACATCAACAAAGACTTTATCCAAGGGCTTATAGATATTAAAATCTTTATCAGAACCTTTATCATCAAATCCAACACCAATGCCAAGCATTGACGCTTCCATCAAGAAAGTGAATGGCTCAGCAGGATTATCTTTTGACATCTCAGATGTTGAAACAAAAGCACAGTTCTGAAGCGCGGCTGAATTCTTATGGATATTTACCAGAGGTGTTCCCATAATCCAAAGTCCACGACCCGGCGGTGTCCATTTAAGATTAAACAATCTATCAAAAGCTTCTTTAGCACTAGATTGCGCCTTTACGCCATTCCAAGGCAAACGATTTTTTCTACAATGATCTTTCTGTAAAGAGTACATTCCATTGATGACACGCTCGCAAACATCAGTCCAAGTTTCTTTTGTTCCGTCTTGTTTCTTTCTTGAATATGTTCTCAAGAATGTTATTTCTCCAACAGAATTGCCCGCAGCGTCTCTGTAGCCGAAAGGGGCTTTTTTATTTTTATATGATGATACAAAATCATCACTCAGTCTGAATGAAAATAGGCTGTCGTTTAATGTGCTTGAAACCATGAATATCCTTAATAGTGTAGACAACAATCTTATCAAACACAGAACTAAGCGCAATAGATATTACTTAGGTCTAATGTTTTTTTTCGTATTCGTCTAGTCTATCGAGCATCATATCAGCAATTGCTGACCATGAATGGTTTGCGTGAATTATTTTTGCAGAATTCAAAGCGAGCATCTTAAATAGGTCATATTCATTGACCACATTCTCCATGTGCATAACAAGTTCATCAAAATCAGGGATAGCCCAGTCACCAGTGTCGGTTGCATAGGAATGGCTGTTGAAAGTTGCATCACCATATTCAGCTGCTAACGGTATTCCGTAATGAGCGAAGTCAGCGCAACCAGTTAGGTTTGTAACAATTGTTGGCATACCGGTTGCCATTGCTTCAAAAGGTATCATTCCAAAACCCTCTCCACTTGTTGGATAAACCATACAATGGCATTTGGCATAAAGCTTTATTATTTCATCATTAGAGAAGATGTCTGGAATTCCAATAATCTGGGGATGCTGGTCAGCTTGAACAAGCTTGCCATCGACATAAGCTTCTGCAAAACAGAACTTATTATACTTAAGTATTAACTTAAAATCTTCTTTACCTTCATAAAGGTCTAGGAAAGCATCAACAACAAGTTGAGCGTTCTTTCTTTTAGCATCTCCACCAATATGTAAAAAATTAAATGTATTATTCAATTCTCTTTCAATAATTTTAAATTCTGAAGAAATACCATGAGGTATTACAAATATATCTTTATCAATACCATTATTAATATAAACATCTTTTACAAAGTTTGATGTAGTCCATATTTCATCACAAATATTCATATTGTAATGCCAGCCTTCTGGTATTCTTGTAGACTCCCAAGGCGTATATCCTATATTATAAGAATTTGATAGTTGATAATAATAAGGCTGACAGAAATTAATATGAAAAGGTATTTCTGGATTATTATACATAACAACAGTACTCTTTTCCTGAAGAGCGGTGATCATACTGATCGCAGCATTTGTGTATCCTTGACTAGACCACAACTCACCACTTAAGTCCATATTTTGAGCGCTAAACCAGCTTATTTTTTTCATTTAATTAATCTGTCTTCTTTTTATCTGTAATTTCTTTAGCATGAGGTAACTCATCATTAAAGTCTAGATATTTTACACCATTATCGATTAATTTTTCAGCACAATCCTGATCAATTTCACAAGTTATAGCTCTCCCAGTAAAAGCGCAATAAGTTGCGGCAATATAGAAATCAGAGCATTTGACAACGCTAATTACATCTTCGTCAAGGACAACGAATGGTCCACAGTCTTCAGATTCTACAATTGCGATGATTTTCATATATATATATAATACTATTAGTACTCTATTAGTACATTAAATACTATAGGTATACTAGGTATACCATAGTGTACTAAGTATACTGGCGCATCTTCCGATGCGAAGCATACCATGCCCTTCAAGAAAAATATCAAAATTTTCATTTTTTTTTCCAAGCCCTGCTATCCTACTGGCATGACAAATGAATATTACCATGAAGTATTGGATTTTGGAGAAATTGAACTAATCTCATCGATGGCATCAGATCTTGATGTAGTTAATGCTGCCAAAGTCAGCTTCTCTTCTTACAAGAAAGAAATTGATGAATCCTGCGTTGGTTTGATCAATTACCTTGTAAAGAACAAACATGCGACTCCGCTTGAACATTCCGTTTTTAAATTCCGTATAAAGGCTCCCATCTTCGTTACAAGGGAATGGATGAGGCATCGCTGGTCATCATTTAATGAGATGAGTATGAGATATTATGTTCCACCCAAAATTGATTATTACATCCCAGCCTTTGAGAATATCAGAAGACAAACCGGAAAGCCTGGGGCTTATTCTTTTGAGGAAATTGAAGACCCAGATCTTAAATCATTGGTTATGCGTAGGATGCAGGAAGTAATTGGTTATTCTGATTTGGTTTATCGAGACTTGATTGAACTAGGTGTTGCTAAAGAAATTGCTCGATGTGTATTGCCAGTAAGTCAATATACAGAGTTTATCTGGACAGTTAACGCTAGGAGTTTAATTAATTTTATTTCATTAAGAAATGATTCAAATGCTCAATATGAAATTAATGAATACGCAAAAATTATTGAAAAAGTTTTTGCTCAAAAAATGCCAATAACATATGAAGCATTCATCAATTCTGGTAGAGTATCTATATGAGTTTTCTTCTATTTTGGTCATGGATTGTGATGCATGCACTAATTCTGAATATAGCAGTGAAGTCTGGTTGGAATCATGACCCTGGATATCTTGGGCCATTTCTTATTATTATTTCAATTCATTTAATTATTGCGTTATTTAATGCAAAAAATAGAAGTGGATCTTAAACATTTCCTGAAAGATAAGAAAGTGTTGGCTTTATCTGACACTTCCTATCCTCACAGGTATATTAAAGACTTTTGTAATGAAATATCAGAGTCAGTTGTCGATGTTTATGTCTCTCCAGCAACAACTTCTGGATTTTTAAAAGTTTATGTATCACATACCGGTAATAAAAGATCAAAAATTCTAAAAGACAAGAAATTTTTATTATTTAATAAAATTAAACCAAAAGATTATATTATTGTTATATTTTTTGGCTCTAAGAAAACGAAAGAAACAAGAATGTTGACAGTTTTGGCACAACAGCTTGTGATTCATAATTATAATATAATTACAGTAACAGAGGAAGGAGTTGATTATGACAAGGATAATCCCATTTTCAAACAATGAACACATAGACGATTATGAAACTTTAGAAATAAGAATAAAATCTGTACCATTTGAAGATGGGTACGCCCCTGTCTTCTACATCTCAAGCCCCAGCGATGATTACATAATGGATATTGAAGAACTTGGTTGTCTTATGGATGGAATTGATATCGCTAGAAAAAATGTAGATGATATTATAGATGTTTTACTGAGGTCAAAGAATGAATAATATCCCAGGGTTAATTATGGGTAGAGTGCTTCCCGACTTTCCATATCCAGATAAGGAGTGCCCATATTGCTATCAAAAACTAAAGATTGTAAATGCTGTTCATTGGGAACAGGACATGTATCAATACAAGGCTCTTTATTTAGATCCCAACCCTGATTGCCCAGTCTATGACGAAGGTGCTCGAAAAGCATACGCTAGAATTGTTTATTCTACGGAACAGGCTTATGCTGAGTTCAATGCTATTTCAATCCCAGTTCAGAGATGGGGCCAAGAAGATCTATACAGCTATTACAAGTGATTGATGGTAAACTGGTAGATACTATGTCAAATCAAAGCTTTAATGTGGAGAAGGTTGCCGAAGACCTTGCTGAAGAGGAAGCCGCGCTTGCGGATGCTTTAATAACAATTGCATCCAACTATGGCAAGTTTAACGAAGATGAAACTGGTATTTGGGCGGGCTACGACAGCCCCGAAGAAAACGAAGTTAAAAGCATTGGGGTTAAGTGTGCAAATTGTGTTCTATATGAAGGTGATGGTGTTTGCAAAATCATTGCCCAACAAGTAGAAGAAGAAGGAAAGTGCAGATTTGCTGTAATTCCGGATGGACTCGTAATGCCAGAAATGGAAGACGATGAAGAGGAGGATGACGATGAAGAAGATTCAATGTCAACTCTTATCTCTTTAATGAGAGAATTATTAAATAAGGAGATTATATGAAATATAATATGGAAAAGATGGCTCAAGACCATCAAGAAATGAAGTCTTGGCATGAAACAATGGCTAAGTCTTCTGCTGAATCAATGCAGGATCATATCAAAGCAGCAGCTTGGCATGATTCTCAAACAGACATGATTAAGGGTATGATGAACGAAGTTCCTCTTGACCCTGAAAAGAAGGTAACTTCTATCCCTACAGCCGGTAATGCGCCTACACCAACATCTGGTTCTGGCAAAACTGCGCCTACGAAGGAAGTCCCCCTTGATCCAGCAACGGTGAAGAAGTCTTTGATTTCTATTCTGGAAGAGCATGCTTCTGTTCATGGCGATTTTGACATGGAACTTGAGGCAATTGCTAATTTCTTGATTAACGAGTAATTAATGGATGTTGGAATAAGTGTTGCCATAATTACTGGAATCTTTTCAGTACTTGTAACACTAATACAAAAAGCAAGACGAGAGAATAAGTCAGACCACAACATGGTTTATGAATCCTTACAGGATTTGAAAACTGATGTTCGTGATGTTGGCACAAAATTAGACAATCATATTGGTTGGCATTTAAAAAAATAGATTTGATATAGCGCTTTAGGCAGTCGTATTTCGTAAGATTATGATTGAAAATTAAGGCGCTATATCTATTTTTTTTTATTCAAAAATCCCTCATCTTTTATAAAATCATGGTATCCTACTGTTGAGCAACAGAAAGGAAAAGCAATGCTAACAAGAGCTCAAATTGAAACATATGTCAAAGAAATCCCGGAAGGTTCTGACCCCGAAGATCTTAGGGCTGCTTATGCAACCATTACTGGGTTTGCTGAGGATAAGTCAATCAGAGAAATTCAGTCTTATTACTCCCTTAGTGCGGAGAAGGTTGACCAATGGATGAACTATTTCAAGTTCAATGTAACAAGATCCGAAAATGCTGGTAAGCGCAGTTCAAAGACAAAGAAGATTGAAAATTATCTTAAGGAAAATACTGGTAAAATTGTAACTCCAAAACAAGTCGCAGAAGATGTCGGGATGTCATTGCCAACTTTTTATAATTTTTATAATGCGAACATGGGATACTTCAAGAAAGTAAAGCGTGGAAGTTTTGAAATCCTAGATCCAAAACAGGAGAGGTCTAAGAAATAATGTCTTCTCAATCTGTTATTCAAAAACTTGACGAAGCATGCAAATATGTTGAGCAAGATGTATATCGTTCAATTATGTCCGAAGCTGCATCCGAAATTGAGCGATTGAGTACCTACATTCTAGACCTTGAGTCCTCAGTTAGATATTTAACATTACAATCCACTAAAGGACTGTAAGGGGAGCAACTCTAATGGAACTCGTTCTTAGTGCAATCGCTATTGGTTGTTTTGCTGCTATTATTTTAATTTGGATTAGCGGTCCATGACAACAATCGTTGCAATACAAGGTGATGGTTATGCTGTCATTGGTACTGATTCACGAATTTCATCTTTTGATGAAACTGGGATGGCTTATCAAATAACAACTCTTGGGACAGGTACATCAAAGATTGCGTCAGTAGGTCGCTACCTTTTGGGTGCGGCAGGTGATGTAAGGGCGATTAATATCCTTCACCATGCTTTCAGCCCTCCGGTGCCATCTTTTAAAACTTCTGGTGCTAACTTGGATCAGTTTATTACACAAAGATTCATTCCAGCACTAAGGGAATGCTTTGAACAGACTGGTTACGCAATGCCAGACAATGATGAGAAGACTCACATTGCAGAGCAGGCCTCTACAATTCTTGTAGTTATAAATGGTGTAATATATATCATTGATGGGGACTACTCTTGGACTTCTGACCGTACTGGTGTTTACGCAATTGGCACTGGTTCTTCGTATGCTCTTGGCGCTATACAAGCCATTGCCGGAGGAAAACAATTACAGATACCTAAAGCGAAAGCTGCTATCAATAAGGCTCTTTCGATAACATCAAAATTTGATCCATATACAGGATCTCCATTCCATATCTATGTGCAGGAGCAATGATGGCTGTATATGATTACAAATGCACAAATGGTCATATGTATACAGAAATTAGATCAATTAAAGAAGATCAAAGAAGAACTGACTGTGAATATTGCGGAGAATCTCTTAAACAGGTTTACACACCACCCCTTATGCAATTAAAGGGAACTGGCTTTTATCGGAATAACCGATGATGTATAATATTTATGACACCCTTTGTGTCTGTTGCGCAAGTGCAGGCTACCTTGGGACCGTTATAGTACAATTAAAGCCCCGGAACTATCCCTACGCAAGTAAATAGCCGGGGTTTTGATTTTGAAAAGGAAAAATAATGAAATTAATATCAGAAATTGATATGCCAACAACTAAAACAAATATATTGGCATCGGACTTAACTAAATATCAACAGGTTGAGGAAAATTTAAAAATCAGTAAAGAGTCTTGGATTGCATCTTTTGGATTCGGATATGTTCTATATAATCAGGAAGATATACGAAAAATTTTATTAGACCAAAGATGGCATAACGCTTTAATATTTTACGCTGCGGTTAATAAAACTGACGAACCCGAAAAGGATGAGTATTACAAAAAAAGAAGAACCAATATTTTGATAAATCTAGAAGGAGATGACCACGCAAGACTAAGGGGTTTAGTAGCTCCGTCTTTCACTCCTAAAAATGTCGCTTATTTGAAACCATTTATTAACTGGATTGCAAATAAAATGATTGACGACATGCTTGTGAATAAAAAATTTGATATCCAAAAGGATTTCTTCCATAATCTTCCGGTTTATGTCTTGTGTCAACTAACGGGACTTCCGGCAAAAGATATTGATATATTCAATGTATGGGTAGAGAAGGCTTTCAGAACTTTTGGTCTGAATGATCGTGAAGAAATTCTAAGAATTAGAAAAGAACAACAAATAATTGATGACTATGTTTTGAATTTGATTGAAGAAAGAAGAAAAGATCCTCAAAATGACCTTATAACCAAATTAGTTCAAGCTGAGGAGTCCGGTGACATACTGACCAACGAAGAGGTTGTTATGCTCATTCAGGTTGTTATGTCAAGTGGAATTGATACGACTAGATGTCAACTGGGTCTGTGCTTATCTTATTTTGCGAACAATCCAGATAAATGGGAAGAAGCGATCAGTAGTGAAGAAGCTATGAATAGACTTCTAGAAGAGGCTATGGCTTTTGATGGAACTATTCGTAATGTAGGTAGGTTTGCTTCAGAGGATATTGTCTATAAAGACATACTGTTCCCAAAGGGCACATTTGTTGTTCCTGCTTTAAACATCTCTAATATAAATGAGACTGATAAGAAACCACTTACTTTTGGACTAGGAATACATCACTGTCTGGGTACAGCCTTAGCTCGTCTTGAAATCCAAGAAGTTTTTTCCATTCTTGCCAAGAGGATACCTTCTTTCCGTGTTGAAAGCATTGAATACAAGGAAACAACAGATGCTATCTGGGGTCTTAGATCTCTTGTAATAGAAGTTGGATAAAGTGAGATTATCAATAATAGATAATGCAGAATACAAAATACTATTGTATCAATACGAAGAGTTGAAGAAAGAAAATAAACTCCTCAAAGAAGAACTTGCTTATTTTGATATTGGTAAAATTTTGCTTGGTGCAAACCCTGTGGTTGGTGAAATAGATACAAAGTCATCAAACAAAGTGTATGATTCAATTAAGAAAAGATACAGACTAGCCCAAATTTTGGGCATGTAGAAAGTAAAAGAAAGAAGAAAATAATGAAAATTGAAGGTTCTGTAGTGTTAGTAACCGGTGCAAATCGTGGTCTTGGTGCTGAGTATGTTCGTCAATTACTAGATAGAGGAGCATCAAAGGTTTATGCTGGTGCTCGTGATATTGAATCAGTAAAAAATACTGGGGCTGTGCCAATTTCTCTTGATGTAACAAATGTAAGCGATATTGCTGCTGCTGTAGAAGAGTGTGGTGATATCACTATGTTAATTAATAATGCTGGTATTGTTAGGGGTAATTCTATTTTATCTGATAATTCTTTAGAGCATGCAAGAGCTGAATTTGAAACCAATGTATGGGGTCCGTTTAATATGTCAAGAGGCTTTGCACCAGTATTAGCGAAAAATGGAGGAGGGGCGATTGTTAATGTTCTTTCAGTAGTAGCTTGGCTTAGTGTTAAGGAGATAGCGACATATGCAATGTCTAAGTCTGCAGCTTGGTCCCTAACCAACGGACTTCGTTTAGAGCTTGCAGAGTACAACACTCTTGTTGTTGCAGTACACGCTGGTTTCATTGATACAGATATGGCAGCTAATGTTAAGGCAGATAAAGTTTCTACTTTTCAAGTGGTAGAGAGAACTCTTGATGCAGTAGAAGCAGGCATGCCAGAAGTTCTTGCAGATGATGGATGTGTTTTTGTAAAAAATAACCTTCCGAATCACATTGAAACCTTTTACCCTCTAATTGCTGGATCACATCTTTAATATGCTCAATACAAGTATTCATCATTTATTTCCGACTCTTTTGAC